GTTTATCCTTGTTTTTTTCATATGACGATTGGATAACGGTATCAATTAAAATAAACAATTTTTTTTGAAATACCGCATTTCTAGATTTGCATTCCAATTTTTCTTGTATATCAACATTCGTGATTTCCGTTTTCAATTGTTCAATGATGTCGATAATATGTCGATTGAATAGTGAAATATCTTTGAATTTATATAATAAACGGCTAATTATAAATTTATATGGCAAATAATATTTACGAAATTTTTTTTTATTATCACTGAAAAATAAATTATCTTTGAGGGTTGTTATGATTTTTTTAATCATAATAATTTTGTTTTTTATATTTTCCTCATTGACAGTTAAATAATCTGTTACGGATTTTTGACTATTTCCAAGTGTTTCTTCATAATATTTTTCACGTAATGTATTTACAGAACACCATGAATTTGGAAGATCATTCGATAATACAATAATATCAATAATTTCCGTCTGCAATTCACCCCTTTTATCGCTCATATCAAAAAACAATGTATTCAATTCGTCCTTGAATATAGAAACAATATCAAAATATTTCCCGTATAGGACTTTATTAAATTCGTATTCAGTAAGCGTTCTACTTGACCGATTCAATATTTCGTACTGGTCTCTCCGTTTAGTAACATCAGTCCTATATGACGAATCCAATTGATTGAATATAAAATTATAATTTCGGATTTTCTGTTGATCATCCAAACTCAAATCTTTGAAACATTTTTTATCGTAAAGTTGTCCTCTAGTTTCATCGGTAAAATATTTTGAATTCACCTTGAATTTATTATTGAGATAATCAAGTGCCGTAGTCAATCGATGCATTCCGTCCAAAACCTCTTCGCTATTATCATCGGGATTCAATATAGTCCATATAGGATTCATTGCTCTCCCTATCAAAATAGTTTCTATAAATCGCGTCTTCAATTTATCGTCCCATGCTTCGTAATTTCGTTGAAAATCGGGGTTTTTATTTATATAGACCTGATTCGTGGCAATCGCCGTCTCTTTGTTTGTTCGCAAGTTTATGATAGACAGCTGAATAGAACTCATAGACTCTAATTATAATGAATTAGAGTCTATTTTCTTTATACCAGTTATACTTTGTAATAAATTCATCCATCTCATATATGATCTACACAGCGACCCAATTCTCCTCGCCCATCCCCCCCAATAAATAATTCATGTTCTCTATCCACTCGTCATGATTCATACGAAGACCTCCTTCCTGACTCCAAGAATATCCCATATATATTGTCCTATAGGATAAATCACGGTCAAACATTATCCTCGGACTCTCTCTCGAATAATAAATGACATCGAGTTTATGGTAAGTCATCCCATCGACGATATATACAAAATTCACCCCGGGATATAGCGACAAGAATTCCACCAAAACCAAGGGCGGATCTCCCACGATCCCCACTGTAATATAATCTATATGACCAAACGCCAGATAAATCGCATAGATTTCCGCAATGGCCTGTATCACCGGATCATGTTTCAATCCCCGTATCTTTTCATCGATCGTAATGGATCTGCAAAATTCGCTTTTGCATTTTCGCCGGATACGTTGCGCCGATTCAATAAAAGAATAGATGAGAGATATCGACGGGTTTTCGCCAAATATACGTGTCGTAGTTGTCATATAGAATATTCTATATGACAAACACTTATATTTTTTCACGATATAAAAAATGAAATGGTGTAAATCGATTCTTTATTACATATCCGTCGAATCCAGTTTTATGAGACAGACCGATTTGGTAGTACTGCATAGTACATCATCTAACGATTTCGTCCGATTCTTTGGCGCACGGTGTTCATATCCTTCTTCGCGTTCTTTCAGGATTGTCGCCCATACTTCTTTTAATTTGGGAACAGAGTATTCAAACCATATGCGGTTTCGGGGAACATAGACGCATGAAAATTCGTCTAGATACCAATACAAGGTCTGGAAAAGAACTAGTTCCCCCCGTAATTCAGTGCGTTTGGATTGTATCCATGCATCGATGGTCTCTTTATCCACCGGAGAATCCAATGGCATATAGTGATAAATGGGCGGATTCGATCCGTCATCGGACAATTGGTTCGAAATAAAATGGAGGATAATCCCCCTCTGATTCGTTTCGTCTTGGTAAAACGCCTCTTCGGATTCGTATTCTTTGAATCGCGTCTCTGCAAAATCGCACCCGTCTAAATCACACACTTCCATCTGGATCTGCATCTGTACCCAATATGCGTCGCTAGGAATACCGGTGATTTCGCGGTTCACGATATTTTTTATTTCGACCATTCGGCCGTATAAAGGGGACGATTCATCGACGTTGATACCATCCGGAGATGCACCGATGAATGTATATTTCGGATGTTTCATACATCCAAACATACCTACACGTGTTTTATACCGGGATTCATATAGCATGACTGTGAGAGGTTCGTATTTTACACCCCAATGAAGGGGCGATGAAGTATTTACATTATTGGACGATCTGGATTCTCCTTCTCCTCCGGTCGTCTGGCATTTGTCATATATGAAACTATTGTATTGGGCATCGCTGGCAAATACTTTCCAGATATTACTCGCCGTAATAATGGAATGTCGTTCTTCGTACCATTCCGCGGATCGTTGGACCGGCTGTTCGACGGATTGCAATGCGCGAACTTTTTCTATAAGACTGGGACGTATATTTGGTTCGGCGTCATAATGGAATATAGATCGTTCGGGAATTCCACGGTAGTCATATAGAAGTACTATGTTTTCCTCGACCATTAATGCGATTTCGTCGTAATCATCGGGGCCACATGTATCGGAATCGAGAAATGATTGGAATAATACATGGGCGATTTCTTCGACCATTTCATCCATGAAATCGACCTTCATCATATTACACCCGAATTCTTTCAAATGTTCTTGTGCCATATCGTCAATCGTGATTTGAATCTCGTCGACATCCGCGTCCGATAATTGATCGATAAATGACATGCCTCTTATAATTAATAAAACGATTATAATTTTATATCAATTTTATCGGCCATCATTTCGTTCGTGGTCCTTTTCGGAGTCAGCGATTTTATCGTGGATACGCGTTTTGCGTCCAATATACGAAGCGTGAAATTGCGATTCGCGGAATTGAATAACAATGCGGGGATACCCGTAATTATCTGCCGTTCTTTGTCATATAGAACCTCTTTTGTCTTTTGCAACTTGTTTTTGCTTAAACAATCACTGAAAAATAATTTTAACCCTTTTATGTCTTTTACGGGGAGGGAATTCTCCTTACCGTACCGTTCCGCGAATTCGTGGAGTTTTTGCGTTTTCACCGTTTTATCGATGCGATTCCACGTCTCCAATTTATTGTGGATTTTTTCATTTTCCAATAATTTGTCAATGACACTGGAATTTGTCTCTTCATTATAATCATTAATATGAACCATCGTTTTAAATTTAACGGGTTTACTTTCTTTCTCTGGTTCAACCGGGGTTTGCACTGAATTTGCAGTGAATATATTCATAATGTCGGATTCTGGTGGAGAAGAGGCGGGTGTAATCATAGTATTGAAATAAATCTTTATATTATATAGCATTGTATATTTATCTCCTTTTACGAAATATATTATTTAGATTAACCCCCGATTAACCCCCGATAATATTTCCTATAGGACAATATAATGGAATTTCCCGAAAAAAGTCATATAGAAGAATCCTCATGTTCTTATTCTTCCGGGGGAGGAGGAGGAGGCGAATCGAAACGGATCATTATCGCGCCGTCCAAGAAAGAAATCCGCGAAGAGACGAAACGGATCAAGAAAAAAGAACGTGTAAAACGCGTCGTCACATCCACTGAAAAATGGCATTTTACCCCGGAAGATCTCGAGATCGACCGGCAACTCGAAGTCATTCAGAATCCGAAACACAAGTCTTATCGATTTGTCTTGCAACAGATGCGAATGAAAGGTCAGAGTTATAAATATCAGGATTTAGAAAAAGGGAAATATGACGAAACCGAGTTTATCACTATTGTCGATATTTTGAAAAAACTCGTGGAATGTAAATTGACATGTTTTTATTGCAAGGGCAATGTACATGTATTATACGAATATGTCCGCGAACCGGCCCAATGGACTCTCGAACGATTAGATAATTCTATAGGACATACCCGCGACAATGTAGTGATTTCATGTCTATCGTGCAATCTTCGACGTCGATGTATGAATTATGAAAAATACATTTTCACGAAACAGATCATCATTACACATTTGGACGTTTAATATGGATGGATGGATGGATGGATGTATGGATGGATGGATGTAGATCTGCGCAAAATTGAAATACCTTTTTTGCAATGGTCAAATAGCATACTTGCAAAATGAATACTGACGCGAATAATTACAGCATTGATATGTCCGGGATTACCTGTGGTGCGAGCCGTGCCCCTGCATATACTCCTGAATCATATGAACGGGAGATGAGAATGTATCGCCATAAAACGGCGATTCGAGAGAGTCATATACCACGAAGTTATCACGACGAAGACGATGTCACGATTCTGGAAGCACGTGTTGCATATCTAGAAAAGGTAAATGCACAACTTGTAGAAGATGCACGTAAAAATGAAGAATTGTATAGGACAGTATTGAAAATCCGTGAATTGTCAAATAATGCACTATGGGATGAACCGAGACGTGCATCTTATAATTTGTGGAACGATGCGCTATCCGATGGAAGACCATATTCTCGTGCAAAAAATCAACCTGGTTCGATAAGTGAATCCTTTGGTGATTTATTTGCAGGAGAAGAATACGACATTCCCTATGATCCCATGAACTCTTTGATAAAAATCAAAATACCAGATATGGGAATACTAGGGGGTGGTGGTGGTGGCAGTGAGGCACAAAAATATACCAATAGTTCATCGTCATCTTCTCCGAGTTTAGACGGATACGAATCAGATAATAATGTATAAATATATTTATTTGGAAAAAAAATAGAAAAAAGTCTGAAAAAAAAACAATAAGAAAAAAGTCGCAAATTTCCCCATTTGCGACTTTTTTTTTATATCCCTCAAGAAAAAAAAAACAAAATTGAAGTATTTTTTTTTTAAATCGCACATTATTTTATAATCACAATGTCAATAATCGATCATTGCAATATAAGAGATACTATTCTCGCAAAAGAAGGAGGGGTCGGAGGAAGAGGAGGAAGAGAGGGAGGTCCATTGGATATATATGACCTCGACCACGACGAGAATCAAGTTCTATATGACATCAACGGAAAAGAAACAGAAGAGGAGAATAAGAAGGAGAATTCAA